CCGTCCTGCTCCGGCCAGAACCTATGCACCTAAGAGCACGACCGTCGTGAAGAAAAATACGACCGTTGTCAACCAGACTGTGAATCAGGCCCCTGCCTCCAGTGGTGGCGGCTTCTGGTCGTCTGTCATGGGGGCCGCCGCAGGCTCTATGGCTGGCAATGCCATCTACGATGCCGTGGCGAAGGACGACGAACAGAAACAGCCGGCACAGACTCAGCAACCGCAGGTCGTTTACGTACCTGTCGGCTCTGACGGAAAGCCTGTTCAGCAGGCTCAATAAGCCGCTTTTTCTTGGTTCATCTCGGAAGTCCGTGGAACGCGGCCTTCCGAGATGAACCTTTTATTCAGGTGAAGGATGCCGATCTTGACTCTCTGCAAGTATCCAGGCTGCCGCAAGCCGGTCCCGCTTGGCGCCAAGTACTGCGAAGCACACAAGGCCGCAGGCGAGGCTCGTGACGCGAAGTTCGCGGCCGATCGGGAGAGGCGCCGGACAGAGAGAACCGGCTCGTCGGCTGCTCGAGGTTACGGCTACAAGTGGCAACGCCTTCGAGCTCGAATCCTAGCAGCGCATCCGCTATGTGTTGAGTGTGAGAAGCGCGGGATCATCAAGTTGGCGACCGACGTCGACCACATCAGGCCGCACAAGGGGAACCCGTTCCTCATGTGGGACGAGGACAACCTTCAGCCGCTCTGCCACGAGTGTCACAGCCGAAAGACGGCGCGTGATGACGGTGGGTTCGGAAATCGGAGTTGATTATGGTCAGAAAGTTGGTCCGTGTTAAGGAGACAGAGTTCGAGTTGAACACGAAGACGAGAGGTTCAGAACTGACGCTATGGGTCGACTGCTCAATGGAGAGGTTCGTTGCATCCATAGGCGGCGTGTCCTTTCAGTTCCGGAACTTGCATCGTGAACGTTTGATCGATGACCGGTTCTGGGCGGGCTTTAGAGTAGAAGATCCGTTATCTGAGTCAGCTGCCCAAGAGCGACATCAGCCCCCTTGCCAACAAGTTTGCCTAATAGGTCTTTTGCCAGGTCGGCAGGGACGCTCTTGATCTGATCGAGGAAGCTGTCCTTCTGCTCTTGGGTGAGGCTGGAGGCTTCAACGGCGTTGGCCAAGAGATCGCGGATCGTATCCGGATGAAGCTTGACGGTTTGAACGTTAAGGATGGCGCCCAGGCCTCCGTCGTCAAGTATGAAGTCGATCCCCTTTTCGGTTATGCGTGGTTGATCTCCTCCACCTACAAAACAGTCTCCAGTCCCTGAAAACCTGATGCTCGGGCCGTCTTCGATCAATCCGTGTTTTTCCAAATAGACAATGTTCGCAATGAACTTCTCGTCGTCTTCTTTCCTCAAAGCTTCGCAGTGTTTCATGGTTTTCTCAAAGAGCGGGAAATCGTGAAGTAGAAAAGTGAGGAGATCGTTCTGGTATTTGCGATCCAGTAGCAGCGGTCGGTCCATGAAGGCCTCCGTGGTGAGTGAAACAGCAAACAAACATTACCACGGAGGCTTTGGTGGCGCCGAACGGGGAGGGGCGGGGACGAAGTAATCCGCCCCTATGCACTAGACCGCGACCGACCACAATTTTTTGCGCGTGCAATTCATGGAGTTTTCAATGCCGAGAGCAAGCAAGTCGGATGCCGAGAAGGCCGCGTCGGGTACGCTTCAGCCGTGCCGTCGCTCGAGGTCGATCGTCATCTCTGACGCTACTTTGACTGAGACGCCGCCCGTCGGCTTGACCAAAGACGCCCGCGAGGCGTGGAGGTTGGCGATTGCCTGCGCACCAAAGGGAATGCTCACGGCTCTTGACGTGACGGTGCTAGAGCGCTGGGCGAGGAACTATGCGCTCTATCGCAAGATCGCCAAGCAGCTCGACCACGAGGACGTCGTCGCGCTGGATGAGGAAGGCAATATCTCCGACAAGCTGAACCCTCGCTTCAACGCACTCATCAAAGTGCAGCAGGTGCTCGCAGCTTGCGAAAAAGAGCTTGGGTTCACGCCGGTGTCGCGCGCGCGCGTGAAGGCGGATCCCAAGGACGAAGAGCAGAACGAATACGATGGCTTCTAAAGACTACGTCAAGATCGCCAGACAGTACGCCGCCGACGTCATGTCAGGGAAGATCCCCGCGTGCAAGTGGGTGAAGCTGGCCGTAGATCGGCAGCTGGCTGACTTGAAGACCTATGCAGGCAGCAGGTCCCTATATGTTTTCGACGAAAACGAGGCCAATCGAGTCTGTAAGTTCATCGAACTTCTCACCCACACGAAGGGTGAGCTTGCCGGCACTCGCATCCATCTTGAGCCGTGGCAGGTGTTCACCCTGACAACGGCCTTTGGTTGGCGTCGCCGGGATGACGGCGGCCGACGCTATCGTCGCGCCTACGTTGAGGTACCGCGTGGAAATGGAAAGGCGCTGGCCCTAGATACTGAGATCCCGACTCCCTCAGGTTTTCGTCTTATGAAAGATCTAAAGGTGGGGGATTATGTTTTCGGGTCCGATGGCAAGCCGTGCAAGATCGTCGCTGCGACCGAGGTGATGAATGACAGACCGTGTTACGAGGTTGAATTCTCAACCGGCGAAGTTATTGTCGCCGATGCTTATCACCAGTGGGTAACCGACAGCCGTAGAGACAGAGACCGGTTGAAGGGACGCGGGGGAAAACACGCTGGGCCGAAGCCGACCGTCAAGACGACTGAGGAAATCGCACGGACACTGTATTGTCATGGCGATCGGAATCACCGGATTAAGGTCGCCGCTCCGTTCGATGTCCAAGAGAAGTGCCTTCCTATTCATCCGTACATGCTTGGCTTATGGCTTGGCGATGGTGCCTCTATGGGTTGTCGATTTACATGTGCAGACGCAGAAACCATCGAACGAATCGTGGCTCTGGGGTACCCTGTTCACAAAGTTAATGGCAACTATGCCTGGTCACTCAGCGATGGACGAAAGGGCGTACGTCACGGAACATTTCATAGTCAGTTAAAAGCACTGGGCGTCCTTGGAAATAAGCACATCCCTTCTGACTACTTGTTTGCATCAAAGGAACAGCGTCTTGAGTTGTTGCGCGGCTTGATGGATACGGATGGCTTCATCAGTAAGGGTCAGGGACAGTGTGAGTTTGTTCAAAAAGATAAGCGAATCGCTTATGACGTGTATGCGTTGATTTCGTCTCTTGGCATGCGGCCGCGCATCATGGAAAAGGAAACAGCAATTGCTAGTAAGTCGTGCGGCGTTGCTTATAGGATTCTGTTCCATGCGTACAAGGATGTGCCTGTATTCAAGCTGACAAGAAAGTTGGAACGTATGCGGGAACGTCCGGCGAAGCGTAGCTTGCAGGATTACCGTCAAATTGTTCGGTGCGACAAGGTTGAGTCTGTGCCAGTTCGATGCATTGAAGTTGATTCGCCAGACCATTGCTATCTTGCCACCAGAGGGTTCATTCAAACGCACAATTCGACATTGCTTAGCGGTGTCGGTCTCTATTGCTTGGTCGCCGACCGCGAAGGCGGTGCCGAGGTCTACAGCTTCGCCACCACGCGAGACCAAGCGAAGATCGTCTTCGGTGACGCGAAGGTGATGGCTGAGCGGAATGCGCCGCTACGGAACAAGTTCGGGCTTCAGGTGCTGGCGAACGCGCTCTACGTGCCGACCAGCAATTCGACCTTTCAGGCGAAGTCCGCAGAAGGCTCGACCCTCGACGGCTTGAACACTCACTTGGCCATCATTGATGAGCTGCACGCCCACAAGACGCGAGCCGTCTACGACGTGGTCGAAACGTCGACCGGCAAGCGCAAGAACTCGCTGATGTTCGTCATTACGACGGCGGGGTTCGACACGTCGGGCATCTGCTACGAAGTTCGAACGATGGTCACAAAGGTGCTCGAGAAGGCTGTTGTGGACGAGACGCAGTTCGGGATCATCTACGGTCTGGACGAAGGCGACGACTGGACGACGGTCGAGGCTTTGGAGAAGGCGAACCCGAACTGGGGCATTTCCGTACGTCCTGAAATCATCACCTCCCTGATGAAGAAGGCGATCGCGCTTCCGAGCGCGGTCAACAACTTCAAGACCAAGCACCTGAACATCTGGTGCTCCGCTTCGTCGGCCTGGATGGACATGCAGGCTTGGGAAGCGGGCGAGATCAATGTCGATCGAAGCGACTTCGAAAGTCAGCCCTGCTACATCGGCTTGGACGTCGGAGCAAAGAACGACGTCACGGCCAAGGTGCTTCTCTTTCCGGTCGGCAAGTCCTTTGTGGTCTTCGCCGACTTTTATTTGCCTGAGGCCGCCGTCGAGAAGTCGACCAACTCTCAGTATCGAGGCTGGGTCGAGGAAGGTTGGATCACGCAATCCGGCGGCGCGATGACGGATCTCTCCCGCATTGAAGAGGATATCCGTGACGACTTGTCACGCTTTGATGTGAAGGGCATCGCCTATGACCCGTGGAACGCGCTGCAGCTCGCTACTAATCTCGGGAATGACGGCGCTCCAATGGTCGAGTATCGGAACACGGTCCAGAACTTTTCGGATCCGATGAAGTCGCTCGAGGCGCTGGTCCAGGACAAGCGCGTGAACCATGACGGAAATCCCGTTCTCCGATGGATGATGGGTAACGTCGTGGCCAAGCTCGATGCGAAGGACAACATCTTTCCAAGGAAGGAAAGGTATGAGAACAAGATCGACGGCGTTGTCGCCTTGATCATGGCGCTGGGGATCTCCAACACGTTGGAAGAAGCTAATCCGTTCGATGACATTGAGGAGTCTTCGGAGTCCGTATTTATTGAGTGGTAGGAATGTTCGTAAAACGTTTGATCAATTGGGTGGCCGGATGGGGCGGTCCGCTCGGCACTGCGTCCGGGCAGCAGATCCCTATGCCGGTCTCGCCCATCATCGAGCAGACGAAGACGGTCACGCCGGACGCGGCCCTGCAGATCTCTGCAGTCTTCGCATGCGTCGAGCTTCTTGCTCAGACCATCAGCACGCTGCCACTCTACGTCTACCGCGATACGGCTGACGGCGGTCGCCATCCAGACAAGCAAAGCCGTCTGTGGATGCTGCTTCATGACCGTCCCAATGCCTGGATGACGCAAAACGAGTTCATCTCTGCGATGGTCGTCAACCGCATGCTCCGAGGCAATGCCTACGCCCAGATCATTCGAGATGGCGAGGGAGAGCCGGTAGCTCTGATCCCGCTCTCACCGGATCAGATGGAGGTGTCTATCGTCGAAGGCGGTGAGGTCTACACGTACTATCAGGACGGGGCAATCTCCGTAATCGCGCCCGAGAACATGATTCATTGGAAGGGCCTTGGCAATGGGTTTATCGGACTCTCGAAGCTCGAGTACATGCGGGCCACGACGGATGAGGCGATCTCTGCTCAGGACAACGCGACGCGTCTTTACGGATCCGGATCGAAACCGTCCGGCGTTCTCTACACTGATTCGACGCTTGATGACAAGCAACTGAAGGCGGTATGCGACCGCTTCAAGGGAATGACGGCAAAGGGCGGCGGTCTGTACGTGGTCGACCGCGGCCTCAAGTACACGCAGCTCTCGCTCACGCCGGCCGACGCTCAGCTTTTGCAGACTCGCCAGTTCAGCGTCGAAGAGATCTGCCGATGGTTCGGGGTGCCGGGTGTCCTGGTCGGCTCGAACGCGCAGACGACTTGGGGCAGCGGCATCGCTCAGATCGTTGAAGGGTTCCACAAGTTCACGATCGGGCCGCTCTGCAAGCAGCTCGAGCAGGCGCTGAGCCGCCGGCTGATCCCCATCACCGATGTTGACATGACGATCGAGTTCAAGCTCGACGGCTTCCTGCGCACGACGCCGCAAGAGCGAGCGCAGTTCTACTCGACCATGGCGCAGAACGGCGCGATGAGCCGCAACGAGATCCGCCGGCTCGAGAACCTTCCGCCTGTTGAGGGAGGCGACGCGCTCACCGCTCAGTCCAACCTCGTCCCGCTCGACAAGTTGGGAGAGGCGACTCGCGTCGGCTCTTCTCCGAAAGACGGCACACCAGTGAGGCAATGATGACGATTTACAAAAGTCTTCCGCTTGAAAGCGTGGAGCTCAAGTTCGATGGCGACACCCGCAAGTTCAAGGGGTACGCCTCGACTTTCAACGGCAACGACAGCTACGGCGACACGATTCTGCCTGGCGCATACCTGAAGACCTTGGCCGACAACGGCATGCCGAAAATGTTTTTCGCCCACGACTGGGGCCTGCCGGTCGGCAAGTGGCTCTCTGCGGTTGAGGACGAGAAGGGGCTGCTTGTTGAAGGGGAACTGACGCCAGGCAATCCTCAGTCGGACGCGATTCTGGCGGCCATGAAGCACGGAACCGTCGACGGACTTTCGATCGGATTCCGCCTGTCCGAAGGCGACTACGAGCGTAAGAAGGACGGCGGTCGCATCATCAAGTCGGTCTCCAAGCTCTACGAGATCTCCATCGTGAACTTCCCTGCGGACGGCGATGCCCGTGTCTCCGAAGTCCGATCAGAAGAGATCGACGGACTTCAAACCATTCGTGACTTTGAAAACTTCCTGCGGGAGGCAGGCGGGTTCTCGAAGTCGACCGCGACGTCAATCGTCGCAAAAGCCAAGAAGCTTTTCGCTTCTCAGAGGGAGTCTGAGGAAGAGGAAAAGATGGCAATCCAACTGCTCGAGCGAGTCAAGAAGCTTGAGCTTTCTCTCTCCTAAATGAAAGGTGAAACTATGGCTGATGAAATCAAGCAAGTGATGGAAGCCCTCGACCGTGTCGAAGGCAAGATGGGCGAAACGGCGAAGTCTAACGAAGCTGAACTTAAGCGTCTCGGCGATGAGCAGACGAAGCTTTCTCGTCAGCTGATGGAACTTCAGCAGAAGGGTATTCAGCATCAGGACAAGCCGGAAGAGAAGACGGCCGGCGAGAACCTCGTCGAAGCCGAAAACTTCAAGGCATTCCGTGATGGCTCTGCCCAGAAGGCTCGTGTAGAGATCGCAGAACAGGCCGACAAGAAGGAAGAGGCTGTCAATCCGATCACGACGCCGACCGGTGGCATCGTTCAGGCGTACCGTCGTCCGGGCATCATGCCGGGTGCATTCCGTCCTCTCACGATCGAAGGGCTCTTCCCGTCCCTGCCGATTTCGACGAATGCCTTCGAGTACGTCCAGGAAAACGAGGCAAAGAACGTCAATGGTGCGGCGTTCGTTGCTGAAGGGGCGCAGAAGCCCTTCGGTTCTACGGACTTTGAAGCGAAGACCGGAACGGTCAAGACGATCGCTCATCTCGCCCGAATCTCCAAGCAACTCATGGCAGATGCTCCGGCTCTGGTCGCCTACATCAATCAGCGTCTTGTGTATGGCGTTGATCTGGTTGTCGAAGATCAGCTTGTGACGGGTGACGGCACCGGCCAGAACCTGAGCGGCATTCTTCACGACGGCAACTACACGGTTCACGGTGCGACGAAGGCCAACCTCGGCAAGGCCCCGACAATCTTCGACCTGATCCTCTTTGCGAAGGCCAAGGTCGAAGATGCCTTCTTCCGTCCGAACGTCATCCTGCTCAATCCGATCGACTGGACGAGCATGCTGATGGAAAAGAACGCCAGCGGCGACTACTACCTCGGCCATCCCGCCTCCGTCGCACCGAAGTATCTGTGGGGCCTTCCGGTCTGGACGACGCCGGCCATCACGCAGGGCAAGTTTCTCGTTGGCGACTTCAACGCAGCGGCCACGCTTTGGACGCGACAGGGTATGACTGTTGAAATGTTCGAGCAGGACGTCGACAACGTACAGAAGAACCTCGTCACGATCCGTGCCGAGCGCCGTCTTGGCTTCGGTGTTGAACGTGCGGCCGCTCTTTGCGGTGGTGATCTGACGCTTCCGATCGAATAAGGAGGCAGGTGATGTCTGTCGATACCGCAAGCGCTCTTCCGGCTGTCAGCCTTGAAGAGGTGAAAGCGCACCTGCGCCTTGACACGTCCGCGGACGACGACCTCATCAAGACGCTCATGCTCGCCGTGACTCAGCGTGCCGAGCATGAGCTTCAGCGCGGTCTCATAACGCGTCAGGGCACGGACGGATTCGGAGAGGATCCATCAGATGTGCCGGCTGCAATACGGCAATGGATCTTGATCCATGTCGCTCATCTCTACGAGCAGAGGCAGGCTGCGACGGCAGGCGAACTCAAGCCAAGTCCGTTCGTCAACTTCTTGCTCGATCCTTTTAGGACTTGGCTATGAACGTGCCACAGATCGGTGAGCTCCGCCACCGCGTGAAGATCTTTCACACGATGTCCGTCCCGGACGAGCGTCTCGGCTTTTCCAAGACCGCCGTTCAGGAAGACGAGGTGTGGGGCAAGTTGGAGCCGGTCGGTGCCGGGATCTATTTCGGATCCAAGCAGATCGAGTCCGGCGTGACGCATCGCGTGATCGTTCGCTCGATGCCCGGTCGCACTGGCCCTCGAGATTTCAAGGGCGTGACTGAGCTGATGGTCGACGGCGTGCTTTATCGCCTTAGACGGGTCTCCGACCTCGGCGGCCTCGGACGTTTCACGGTGCTTGATGTGGAGGAAAAGACGGATGCTTGTGCAGTGCGCCGTAGATCCTGGGTTCCGAACGATTGACTATGACAACCGGGAGATGAAGAAGGCGTTGCGGAAGGCTGGCGGGGACGTCCTTAAGTTGGCGCGAAAGCTCATCTCAGAAGACGCGGTTTCTGCACCAGGTCAATACCCTGGCAAGGCGACCGGTGAGATGAGCCGGTCGATCAAGGTTAAGACGTCCAGAAGCGGATTCACAGCGTTCGTGCATCCGTCTAAGACGGCGAAGATGCCAGCCTACTATCCGGCCTTCGTTGTTTATGGTCATCGCGCACCTCATTCGGAAACAAAGGAAGAGGCAAGGGCTCACAAGGCTCGATCAGGCAAGAAGGTGGCTGCGCCTCGCAAAAACTTCATCGTTGATGCGGCGACTGAAAATCGCCTGCAGTTTGAGCGCGACATGTACGAAGCGCTTTCCAATTCCATTAAACCGGGAGTGATATGAATCTCGATCCGATCATCAGCGCTCTTCGCGCTCGATGTCCGACCTTTCAAGGTCGCGTAGCCGGTGCTGCTCAATGGGCGGGCTTGACGGAGGATGAGAACCCTCCGCTGCCGGCGGTGTATGTCGTTCCGCTTCGAGAAGACGCGGGACCGAATGAGTCCGAGGTCAGCTACTTCCAAACGGTCACGAACACGTTTGGTGTCATCCTGCTCGTTCCGAACTTCGCCGACGAGCGAGGTCAGGACGCAGCAAGGTGGATCGAGCTTCTGAAGCACGAGGTCTTCCGGGCGCTTCTCTCTTGGACGATGGAGCCGCGCGACGAGCACAGCGAAATCGTCTTTGATGGCGGATCGCTGATCTACATGGACGACGCGAGGGCTGCATATCAGCTCGACTTCGCGTTTGAGACTTATCTCGACATCTCTGACAGTTGGCAGGAAGTGGAACTCAATGGCCTTCCGCCTTTCGAAGGTGCGGACATCAATGTCGATTGCGTTGATCCGTCGATGCATAAGAACCGACCTGACGGTCAACTGGAAGGAAGAATCAAGGTGGATTTATGACGGTGTCTTTCAACACTATTCCGAGCGGCATTCGAGTGCCGCTTTTTTATGCGGAGATGGACAACTCCGCGGCATACACACCGAGCGACACGCAGAAGTCTCTGCTGATCGGTCAGATGCTCGAGGGCGGTACGGCTGAAGCAGGCGTTCCTGTGACGGTCTCTACGAGCGCCATGGCCAAGAAGCTGTTCGGCCGAGGCTCGATGCTCGCCCGCATGGTTGAAGCCTACCGCACGGTCGACTCGTTCGGCCAGCTGGTGTGTATTCCCGTTGCTGAAGGCAAGAGCGCCGGTGCTGCTTCCGGCAAGGTGGAGATCACGGGGACCGCGCTAGAGGCCGGCACGATGAGTCTCTACATCGGCGGCGACCGTGTGCAGGTGGCCGTAGCCGATGGAGATGGGGCTTCGCAGATTGCTCAGGCGCTCGGCGACGCCATCACGCTTGAAAAGGATCTGCCCGTGACGGCAAGTGCATCGGAGGGTGTCTGCACAGTCAACGCTCGCCAGAAGGGCACGATCGGCAACGGTATTCAGCTCAACGTGAATCTTCGCGGCCTGATCAACGGTGAGGTGCTGCCGGCCGGCCTCTCTGTCGAGATCACGCCGATGAGCGGCGGCACGGTCGATCCGGACATCGACGCCGCCATCGAAGCAATGGGCGACGTGACCTACGACTTCATCGGTGTGCCGTACTCCGATGCGGCCGTGCTCGATGCCTTCCAGACCGAGATGAATGACACCTCGGGGCGCTGGAGTCCGTTCCGCATGCAGTTCGGTCATGTCTACACGGCCAAGCGCGGCGATGTCGAAACGCTGAAGACTTTCGGGTCCGCTCGAAACGATCAGCACATGACCATCGTCGGGATCGAGCCCGCTATGCCGACCGCTGTTGAAGAAGTACTCGCTGCCTATCTGGCTCGCACGTTCGTCTTCATCAGCGCGGACCCGGCACGTCCGACCCAGACGGGCGTTCTCACGGGCGTTATGGCGACGCCGGCTCAAGGCCGCTTCATCATGACGGAACGCCAGACGCTTCTCGAAAACGGCATCGCGACGCTGACGACCACGGCGGGCTCGGTGATGATCGAACGCGCGGTGACGACGTATCAGCGAAACGCATACGGCGACAAGGACGCGTCCTACCTCGATAGCGAGACGATGCATACGTCGGCTTATGTCCTGCGTCAGCTGAAGTCCCTCATCACGTCGAAGTACGGTCGACACAAGCTCGCGTCCGACGGCACGCGCTACGGCGCAGGACAGGCGATCGTGACGCCGTCCGTGATCAGAGGCGAACTGGTTGCGCTCTACCGTCGTCTTGAACTGGCGGGCATTGTCGAGAATGCGGACCTCTTCAAGAAGTATTTGATCGTCGAGCGCAATGCCGACGATCCGAACCGCCTTGACGTCCTCTTCCCGCCCGACTACGTCAACCAGCTCCGCGTGTTTGCGGTTCTCAATCAGTTCCGTCTTCAGTATCAGGAGGAATAAACATGGCCAAGAGAATTGCCGGTACTTGCTACTTCAAGGTAAACGGCGAGCAGCTCGAGCTGAGCGGCAATCTTGAGTTCCCGCTCAACCAAGTCACGCGTGAGTCGAAGATGTCGACGCTCGGTGTGGCCGGCTTCGGCGAGACGGTGATCGCCCCGTACATCAGCGGCGACTTCCTCGTCCCTGCCAACTTCCCTGTCGAGACCCTCGCCAACAACACGGCTCTCACGATCACGGCCGAATGTGCAAACGGCATGGTCTACACGTTGAGCGAGGCCTACCTCGTCGGCGATGTTGCCTACAAGCCTGTCGACGGCACGGTCTCTCTGAAGTTTGAAGGAACGAATGGAGAACTCGGATGAGCGAAACGATTGAGCTTTACAAGCCGATCAAGGTCGGCGACAAGGAGTACACGACGCTCGAGCTTCGTGAGCCGACGCCGAAGGACGTTCAGGAACTTGGCCTTCCGTACCGTCTTTTCGAAGACCTGACCTCGGAGCCGGTTCCGTCGGTGTGCGTGAAGTACATCGCGCGTCTGGCTGCGATTCCGCCGTCTGCTGTGTTGAAGCTTGACCTCGGCGACTTCACCGGGCTGCTCTATGTTGTCGTGGCTTTTTTCAACAGGTCTCGCCGCGAAACGCCGACGAACTGATCGCGTTGGCATTCAAGACCGCCTACTACTGGCGGATTTCGCCGCGAGAAGCAATGGGGCTTCCGCTCAGCGAGCTGAGGCTCCATGTTGATCAGTGGAACCTGATCCAAAGCGAGAGGGAATAAATGGCGAACAAAGACTTCAGACTGACCGCGATACTGGCAGTCAGGGATACGATGTCCCCCGTCATGAAGGCCGTCTCTGATAAATGGAGAGGTTTTCAAAAGGCGGTTGATACGACCGAGTTCAAAGGGCTGAAAAAGAATCTCGCTCTTGCGAACCGATCTCTCAAAAACTTCGGAGATGAGGCAAAGAACCTTGCCTCCGAAATCGGTGCGCCCTTCATGATGCTGGCGGGGTCCGTCGGCTTCAGTCTTCAGTCTGCTGTCACGGACTTTTCCCAGACGGGGGACGCGCTAGACAAGATGTCTGCTCGCCTCGGCATCAGCGCCGAGCAGCTTCAGGAGTGGAGCTATGCGGCTACGCATGCCGGTGCCGCGCCCGAAGACCTAGAAGATGCGCTGAAGGATCTGTCCGAAAAGATTGCCGAGGTCGCTGCCGGTGACACCGGGGATGCGGCTCAGCTCTTCGAAGCGTTGGGCATCTCTGTGAAGGACGCGACCGGAAAGATCCGGCCGTCGGCAGACATCTTCCGAGAGGTGGCCGATGCTATTCAGCGCAATGAGAATCCGGCCATCAGAACCAAGATGGCCATGGTTCTCATGGGCGACTCAGGCCGCAAGCTGATTCCGATGCTCTCGTCCGGTTCGGCAGGTCTCGAGCAGATGGGACAGCAGGCACATGAGCTCGGCCTGGTGATGAGTCAAGACGCGATCACGGCGGCCGCGGCCATGACCGACCACGTCGATGACATGAAGGCGTCGGTCAAGGGCCTCGGAAACGACATCGGCGCGAGACTTGCACCGATCGTCATCAAAATGTCGGATCGCTTCCGTGATCTCATCACTGCGAATCGAGGAGCCTTTTCCGAAAAGACCGCGAAAGTGGCCGGGCAATTCGCCGACTCCCTTGAACGCGTTGACTTCGAAGGCATTGCGGGCGGGATGCTCACCATTGCGGACTACGGTCTGCGGGCATTCAATGCGCTAGGCGGATTCAACACGGTGCTCTACGTCACGGGCGCAATCCTAGCCAGCAAGACGGTGATGTCGGTCGTCTCGTTAGGGTCGAGCCTGATCGGCGTTGCGCAGTCTCTAGGGACGGCCATGACAGCGGTCAAAACATTCGGAGCGGTTGCAAGCGCATCATTGGGTCCCGTTGGTTGGATCATCGGTGCGCTGTCGATCGGTGCTGGTCTGGTCATTGCGAACTGGGACCGCGTCGGACCCGCTGTGAAGGACGCCGTCGGCGGTATGGTTGATTTCGTCGGCAACGCCTTTACCGTGTGCCAGGAGAAGTTTGGGGCTGTTGGTGGAGCTATTCTGGAAAGTGCGACAGGTCTCTTCCGTGGCGACATGGCGAGGCTTTTCGGCGGCCTTGATGATCTGGCCATTGCGTCTTTCAACCTGCTTCCCGATGCTTGGGCGAAGGGGGCGAAGAAATGGTATGAAGGAGTGAAGGGAACGGTCACCGGCATCGGTCGGATGATCAAGGACTACTTCGCGGACTTCGACTTCAAGTCGCTGATTCCTGACATGAGCGACATGGTGCCGAAGGGCGTGAAGAACTTCTTCGGGTTCGGAAAGCGCGATGAGGAAGAAGGTCGACCGAAGCCACCGGATGATCGTCGTATGCCTCGATACGGCTTTGGTGAGCCGGTGAGCTACGCGCCTGCAGCGGCCAATGGCGGTCGCATGTCTGGCGAGATGGTTGTCCGTGTCGAAGCAGCCGGCGGTGCGACTGCTAGCCTGGTTTCGGCGGACGGCGACGGTTTGGATATCAAGGGTTCTGTCGGTCGATCCGATCGTGCGGGAGGAGATGAATATGCCTTCTGATGAAGAGAAGAAGGAAGCGCCGGCACTTCTCCAGGCGAGCTTTCGTGACGTGGCCTTTCATGTGACGAGCACGGAGCTGACAGCCGGTCGACGTACCGTCCTACATGAGTATCCTCAGAGGGACAAGCCCTATGTAGAAGATATCGGACGTGCCAGCCGTAAGCTCACTTTCACCGCCTTCATCGTTGGAGACGACTACATCAAGCAGGCGCAGAAGCTTCTGGCCGCTATCGAAGAGCCGGGGCCGGGCAAGCTCGTGCATCCTCACTTCGGTGAGATGCAGGCCAGCTTGACAGCCGAAAGCACTCTGAGCTTTACGACGGAAAGGCGCATCGCAACGATCAAGTTGACGGCCGTCGAGTCAGGTGATCTTGAGTTCCCGAAGGAGACGCAGGACACGACGGATGCGGCACTTGAAGCGGCCGACGAAGTCGAGAAGTCCGCGATTCAGGAGTTCTGTGATTCGATCGATCTGTCTTGTGTGTCCGAATGGGTCGATGCTGCGCTCTCTGGTGACTTGCTCGACAAGCTCGGCATCATCAGCTCCGCGGACCTGGCCGCCATCTTCGACAAGGTGGACGAGATCAGCTCGCTTGCTCAGAAGGGCTTGTCGCTCATCAGCATGGATCCGAAGGTTTTCGCTTCGAACCTCATGGGGGCGCTCGGTCTGTCTCGCGTAGCCTCGTCTGCGCGTGCCTGGTCTCGAGTAGCCAAGCAGCTCAAGAACTTGACCAAGCACGAGAAAATGTCGTCCGGCACGAAGGCGCTGGCAAAGGCCAAGGCCGAAGGCACGGTGCTGTCCGATGTCCAGTCGGCCGTCATGCATAACCGTGCCGCTGTCGAGACCTTGATTCGTCAAAGTCTGATTGCTCAGATGGTCGGCGTGAGTGCGCTGATCGGAACGAAGAACGATCAGCTTCCGCCGATCGAGGACGATGTCGTGACAAGCGAGACGCTCAAGGAAACGGTGACGAAGAGTTATGACGACCTGATCGAAGTGCGCCAGGAGTTGCTTGAGGCTATCGATGCCGAGCTTCTGATGACGACGAACGACGACTCCTATCTCGCTCTTGAAAAGGCGAGGGTTGCCGTCTTTGAAGTCCTGACAGAAAAGGCAAACCGTCGCGGCCGCGTCTACATCGTTGAGCCGGGTGAGGTTCTGCCCGCACTGGTTCATGCATACGACTACCATGACGACGCGGCCAGGGATCAGGAGATTGTGATTCGCAACGCAGTTGAGCACGAAGGTTTCTGCTCGGCTGACTCTTTGAAGGTGATGGCAGATGAATAACGCCGTATCGATCAAGGTCAATGGCCGTGAGTACGGCGGTTGGAAGTCTGTCAAGATTGACATCGGCATAGATCAGCTGACGAGGGCGTTCGCGCTTGAGGTGACGGACACTTTTCCGGGCAATACCGATTTCCATCGCTTGCGAAACGGTGAGCTCGTCCAGCTCTTCATCGGCGAGGATTTGGTCTGCACCGGCTACATCACGGTGGTGGCCGTCAGCTACGATGGTAAAAATGTCCGCGTGCAGGTGCAGGGAAAGTCTAAGACCGTCGATCTTGTTGAGTGCTGCCCCGTGGCTAAGTACGGGATGGCATCTTCCGGTGGTGAAAATTCTTGGAAGGGTGTCGTCGTCGGGAAGGACGGGGCGAAGAATGAGATACCACCTGCGGGGATCCAGACGACGTCGTGGAAAGGCATCCGCACTTCCGAGATCATGGCATCTCTGGCAGCGCCGTACGGGATCGCTGTACACGCATTGAACGAACTCGGCGACAAGCTCACGAATCATACGGTTGTTCCGGGCGAGACGGTTCACAAGTCCATCAACCGCCTGATCACAAAAGATAACTTGGTCGTCACGGATGATGAGGCTGGGGATCTGGTGATCGTTGATGTTGGTGATGCCGGCGACTGCACCGATTCGCTTGAACTCGGAAAAAACATTCTGACGGGGAAGGCGAGCTTCGATGCTTCAAAACTTTTCAGCAGGTATGTTGTGCTTGGGCAGCATTCTGGGACGGATACTGACTTTGGTCGTTCTGCTTCCGAAGACAAAGGTATTGTTGACTCGAAGTTCGTGACACGCCCCAGGCTCTTGGTCATCAAGGATCAAGGGCAAAGCGCGAAGATGACGTGCGGTAAACGCGCGGACTTTGAGCGGCGGTATAGAGAGGCTCAATACCAATCGGCAACCTATACCGTACAAGGGTGGCGACAATCTGACGGGAACTTGTGGAAGGTCAATTCGGTTGTTCGGGTCCTTGATAAACTGTTAGGTATCAAGGATAGTCTACTGATTGTGAAGTTGACATTTTCACTATCCGCCCAAGGTATGACGACGGCGTTGACTGTGTTGCCCGTAGATGGTTATCAACGAGAGTCAGCCTCTGGTGCTAGTAAAAGTTCTGATGCAAAAGAAAGTGCGTGGGTAGGCGTTGTCAAATGAGGAAAGCGATTTTGATACTGATCGCCGCGTTTCTTTCCATGCAGGTGCCTTGCATGGCAAGGGTTGTCTGCGACGAAAGCGGCTGGAATGAGTTTGGTACCTGGTCGACGTGTCTGAAGTACCACAGAGAGCCAGGAGCTCGGGAGGGTCGTCGCCCTGTTGACGCCAACCGTGTTGGCCAAGTCGAGAAGGTCCATAAGAACCTTGATGGCACAGTGACCGTTTGGCGTCACGGTACGTCCGACACGGAAGAGTGGACGCAGAAAGACCAGGACACTTGGGAGCGCAAGCGCTGATTGTCCAACTTTTACGTTTTTTAGATTAGAGCGATCGTAGAAATGCGGTCGCTTTTCTTTTATGAGCAGGTTTTCAGACTTCTTCGCACGTGGTGTCATGACGCTTGCCGATGGTATGAAGAAGATGCGTTCCGTACAAGTCCGTCTTCTTGCTGACGAAGTGCGTGATGACCTTGAGCATGTCGAGCCTTATGGCTTTTCATCTGAGCCACATCCGGATGCCGAGGCCTTCGCTCTCTTCTTCGATGGTGATCGGTCGCACGGAGTGGTGCTCTGCATCGCCGACCGCCGCTATCGACTCAAGCCGCTTAAGACGGGTGAGGTTGCGATCTTCGACGATCTCGGCCAGAAGGTCCATCTCACGCGTGAAGGCCTCGAAGTCTTTACGCCCGGGTGGCTCAAGGCAACTGTCACCAAGGATGCCGAAATTTCGGTCGGCGGTAACGTCACGTCGCACGTCGAAGGCAATGCCTCTATTAACGTCGGAGGTTCTGCCGCGCTCAAGGCCTCAGCTGTCACGATCGATGCAGGCACGATACACATCACTGGAGACACGACGATCGACAAAAGCTTGACCGTGAGTGGTGGGCTTGCCGTGAGCGGTGGCAAGGGTGCATCTGTGTCCGGTTCTTTGACGACGACAGGCGATGTGAATGCGGGCGGCATCAGTCTGCAGCAACACGTTCACATTGAACAGGGCGACGGGTCAGAAACGTCTACGCCGAAGTGAGGCGAGCATGGAATTGATGATCAACGGTCGGGAGGCAGATCTATCCGACTTCGAGGCTGATGAGCTTGCGCAGGCAGTGCTGATCAGCCTTTTTTCATGGCGAAAGTCCAATCCGGATGACGGCATCGATGCGCCGGATCGTCAAGGGTGGTGGGGTGACACATACGCCGTCGTGCCGGGCGATCGCATTGGCTCACGACTCTGGCTTTTGCAACGCGAAAAGGTCACTGCAGAGACGATTCGTCGTGCGGAAGCCTACGCGAAGGAAGGCCTGCAGTGGCTGATCGATGATCGTATGGCGTCGCGGATCGACGTCACGGCATCGCGTGATGCGGTCGATCGGATCGCGCTGAACGTGATTTGCTACAAGCCGAACGGTGATCGCATCGATGCCGTTTTCACGAAAATTTGGGGGTGACATGCCGTTTGAACGTCCGAGTCTTCAGGAACTCATTACACGCGTGCAAAGTGACGCCGAGAGCCGTCTCGGCAAGAAGGCCATGCGCTGGACGCTTGTTCCCGTACTCAGCCGCGTCATCGCAGGCGTATCGCACTCACTGCATGGCTTGATCGCCTTCACAATCAGGCAGATCTTCAGCTCGACGGCAGAAGGGGCGTATCTGGAAAGGCGCGCGTCGGAGTACGGGGTCTACAGAAAACAGGCCGCTTCTGCTGTTGGATCTGTGACATTTTCAGGCGATGGTCATGTGCCGGCAGGTACGCAGCTTCAGTCAGGCGACGACATGATCTACCTCACGACGACCGACCTCGATGAGGACAAGGTCGCCCAAATCAGAGCTGCGAAGCCTGGCGCGGCAGGGAATGCCGATGCCGGCATGGAGCTCACACTTGTGAGTCCGATCGCGGGGATCATGTCGACGGCTGTCGCGGGTGAACTCACGGGCGGGACGGATGCTGAGGATGACGAAAGCTTGCGTGAGCGACTGCTCCAACGCCAGAAGAATCCGCCAAAGGCGGGGACCAAAGCCGACTATGTCGCCTGGGCCCTGTCGGTGGCGGGCGTGACGCGAGCCTGGTGCTACCCGCAAGAGCTTGGCCAAGGACATGTGACCGTCCGCTTCATGACCGACGGGATGACTGAAAACGGCATTCCGAACGAGGTCATGGTCAAGCGCGTGACGGAGTACATCGAGTCCATGATGCCCGTCACCTGCATCCTGCACGTCGAAGCCCCAATCCCGAAGCCGCTCGACGTCACGATCGATCTCTTGCCTGACGACATCGCGGTGAAGGCGAAGATAGAAAGCGCGATCGAAAGCGTTGTGATGTCGGAGTCGAAGCCTGGTGGACCGATCCTGCGCACGAGTCTTGACCGTGCGATCTCCGGCGTGAGCGAGGTTCTCTCCTATCGCATCATCTCTCCGACCGATGACGTCGGGACTACGACGGGTGAAATCTATGTTCCCGGAACCGTTTCGTGGGTGTGACCATGGCACTGATAGAAGAACACTACACGCACCAGATTAATGCGTTGCTGCCTCGCGGTCCGATCTGGAAGCGACGAAGGGGCGGCGTGTTGGATGCCGTACTTTTCGCGCTTGCGCGTGAGGCGGCCCGCGTCGACGAACGCATTCGTGCAATCATTGAGGAATCAGATCCTCGAACGTCGGTTGAGGAACTCGGCAGATGGTTTGATGACTGGGGTATTCCGTCCGAGTGTCTGGCCGCAATTGTCGATCCTTCACTCGAGCAGATGCGCCAGGAACTTCTGGCCAAGATCACATCGAACCTTGGATTGACGGCGGCCTTCTTTGAAAGCCTGGCCGCGACGCTCGGCTTTGAGGCGAAGGTCACGACGTTCAAAGAGCACGACGTCGACTCCGATGTGACGGAGGCGTTCTGGGATCATCAATGGACGACCGTCATGACGCTTGGCATCACTATCCGCTCCGACGGCAATGCTGAATATCTCGATGTCACCTGGTCTGCGGATGAACCTCTTGCCAGGTGGGGCAACGCTTTACTTGAATGCATGATCCGAGCGCTCGCGCCCGCTCATGTCCACGTGATTTTTATGTATGAGGAAGAATGATGTTAAAAGGCTCTTGGCAAGCATCAGCACTTGACTCTCCTCCGGATTTGACGACGCTCTCATCCAGAGGTTATCCGACATCCGGTAATCCGAAGACGGGCACTCCTGCCACGAAACCGGGGGCGGCCTGGTACTTCTTGATCGACCAAATGCGTCTGTCTCTTCTTGAGGAATGTGGGATTGATCCAGCTCAGCCGCCATCTACAACCGAATATCTTCAAGCTCTGCAGAGCTTCAAGTGGGCGAAGGATAAAACTCTGTCTGGGAGCGTCTTAAAGGACGGCACGCTCAGCACCCCTTCGCTTGCTGATCGATGTGTGACGGAGAAGAAGCTCGCTGACAAGATCGATCTGAAGGGGGGCGGTGTCACGCTCACGATCAAGACGTACACGACCTCCGAACTTAGCGCCGTGGTCTTGGCAAAGGGTGAACTCGCGCTCAACGTAGAGACGTGGGGCCTCTACGCCGGTGATGGTTCGACCCAAGGCGGTCATCTCATCGGAGGCGATACGGCAGCTCAGATCGTCGAGATCAGAGAGATTCTCGAAGCCCTAACCAACAGCGTTGCCAAGTTGGGCAGCCAGTCGCAACCGTTCACGGAGTAAATTATGGCTATTTCAAATCCTTCTCTTGCTCAGATCAAGCAGGCGCTGACGGAGATGCTTCCGAAGCTTAAGCCGTTGTCGGTTCCTACGGGCATGATCTCGGCGTTTCACACGGTTCCTGATGGATGGCTGCAGTGCAATGGCGCGGCAGTCTCGCGTACGACCTATGCCGCGCTCTTTGCCGTCATCGGGACGAAATACGGATCGGGTGACGGGTCGACGACCTTCAACCTACCGAATTTGCACCATAAGTTCATCGAGGGCACGACCACTTCTTCAGAGGTTGGTCGGTCGGTGTCGGCTGGGTTACCGAACATAACGGGGTCTATCAAGCCGTTTGACGTAGCTTGCGCAGACTTCACCGCCAGTGGAGCACTTTCTGGTGGGAAGTCCTCCACGCCGTGGAACGGAAAAACGGCGGTTTCATCGAAAACTATCACCGATATTACATTTTCCGCATCGCTATCTAACTCAATGTACGGCGCGGCGTCTGATGTTCACCCTGCCTCGCTCCGCCTAATTCATTGCGTCAAATTTTGATGCACGGCATCAAGCGAATTGAGGTTGGTTGGACAGTGTTTGCAGAGCCGTAAACGCTACTAGACCGAGTTGCAGACATATTCCAACCTCGTCCTGAAACCGGGGACTGTCCCGTATACCCTTTTCCCCCTGAAGAAAAGACAAATGCTCCTGCGGCAGTGGTGTAGCCGTCTGTGTCGCTCCTCATATAGCCAAAAGTGCCACTGATGTTCGGACCTACCGAACATCACGGGTTCAACGTCATGGGACGTGAACGGCCTGGGTAAGGCCGGTGTTGGATACTCATCTTG